CCTAGTACCTGCGGCGCTTGGAGAAGCGACAACATACGGTCTTGGACTGCCTCAAAGTGTGCGTTTGCGGGGTCGCTCGCAAACTGCTGGATTACAGAGAGTGCTCTGTTTTCATTCTGTTTCTGTGACTCGTACTGGCTCTGCGTGATGTGTTGCGTGAGCTGCTGTACTTGTTGCGCTAATTGATTGTAATAGGAATCTTGCTGTGGTGGTGCTTCGCCGCCAAAATATGCCGCCACCTGATCCAGAGGAATCTGGAACTGCTGAATCATTTGGGCAACCGCCTGAGATTTCTGCTGTGGTGTGCCTGTTCTCAGCAATGCCGCCGTCTGTAACAGTGGGCCAATTGCCTGAGATGGCGTACTGCCCTCATTCCTCAAAATCCACTCATAAGGCGCAAATTGCTCGGTAATCGCCCGAGCCTCTGCGTCTCGCTGTTTGTATTGTGTGATGCCTTTTTCGTAGTCAGCATCCCGCTGTGCAAAAGCTTGCTGTAACTCAGGCGGGGCTTTTTCCCAATGATCTTTAAGCTCCAACCGTAAACTTTTAGGCATTTCGGTGCGTGACTTGTCAGCCATCTGCGGCGCTTGGGTCTCGTCTGTTGGAAACTTAGGAGCAAACTTGCCACCCTCTCGGGGTTGGCTTGCGGCGTGTTTGCCACGGTTTGTAGGTGTCTTGGTCAGTGCCTCACGAATCGTATCGGCTCTGCTTAACGGCTCTGCTGTTTGAGGCGTTTCAACCGCTGGGGTTTCGGGTGCTGGTGTTTCTATTGTGTCGGGTGCGACAACTTCGTTTTCCATCACTTCATCCTTTTCATTTGATCGAGGGTCATTTTGATCATCTCCTTGCGCTCAGGCATGGGACGGTTGTGTAAGCGGTTTGCCATCTCTACGTTTAGGTTAGACATCTTAACAGGGGAAATCGGTGCGCCTGGTCGGTCAAACTCTTGTACGGTCTGCAATTGACCACGCAACCTGTCTCGGTGCGCCTCTTTCTTTTTGTTCCATTCTTGCTGTGCATACTTAACGTCAGAATGCCCCATCTCAATGGAATCGGTGCGCTTTAAGTGGTCACGCCACTGTTTTCTGCCCTCAATCATTGTGCCATCAGGCGACATAAATGGGGCAATATCGCCCATGACTGCGGTGTATTCGCCAGATCGACCCTTAGACTTTTCGTAAGGTTCGCTACCGTCAGATGGAAATACCCATGTAGTTCTCAAAGCAACTCCAGTATGCGTGAAATGTCTTGTTCATCTCTTTCTAACTTTATGCGCTTGTCAAGTTCTCTTACCCTTAACATAAGCGCATCATAATCAATTGTAGTTTGTGCCGCAATCTCTATTGTTTGTTTTGGGGCAGTGGAGATTTTTTCCCTAATTTCGGGCGGTAAACCAAAGATAGCTTCATGGAGTTTCTTTTTCCTCTGAGCTTCTAGCTTTTTCTCTTGTTCCCACCGTTTATCACGCTCATCAAAGCCAAAATGCCCACCTAATAGGATTTCTGGCGCTGGCGTTACCGTAATACCAATTGTTGCAAATGGCAATTCAGCAAATGCTGCATATCCAAACATTAAACGTCTTCAGCGCCAGCGTACTGGGTAAAGCCTTTGAGAACGCCATAGATAGCAGGAATCAAGTCACCTTTTAAGTCTTCAATGGCAATGTAGTGGGCATCCTCACGAATGGTTTGCATATTGCCGTGTCTGGCATCTTCAGTTGCATGAATAGCCACTTGCACTTGAATTTGGTCTTTTGTGCCGTAGAAATTGGTAATTCTGGCATAGGCTGTGCTTGTTGCCTGACCTGTGGTTGGATTGATTGCTGTGATTTTGAGTGCCATTATTATTCCTTAATATGTCATTTCGGTTGTGCGGATTTGAGCAACCCATCTGATTGTTGTAGACGCTTGACCCGTCACAGTTATTGCAAGTGTTGCATTTGTAGTATCTGCTGTTACCGCTACCGACCATGTTGATGCCCCCGTATCGCCATATAAAGATGTTACTGTAGGAGTGCCTACCAATGCCGTAGATGCCGCAGTTGTGGCTCGTTTGATAACACCTTCAATAGACCAACCTTTTGTGTTTCCTGCTGCCGTTACTCCAGCAATTATCTCGCCTTTAAAAAAGTAAGCTGAATTTACAGGTAAAGCTACTTGATTTGTGGCGGAGGCGGCTGAAGTATTGCTTCTTAATACAGTAGCTGTTGCATCAGTTGTTGCTACAGCAAGAACAAGTAATCCCCCTTGAGATACACCAACAGATGCCGCTATGGGTGAATTACAAGCAGGAAAAACAGCGTATCCAATTATTGACCTACTTGTGCCATATTGACCACCAGCTATTGTTGAATAGTTTGCATTTGAAAGATTTTGGTTTCCAAATGATACGGACGTTGTGCCTGATGCAGTACTACTATTTCCACCAGCAACTGCACCATTTCCACTTGCAGTACTTGTTGCTCCACCAACTACAGTTGAGTTAGCGTTAGATGCTGTATTGTTTTGCCCACCCGATACAGTAGATGTAGTGCCACTAGCAACTTGTGCGGCTGCTGCTCTTATAGTTTGCCAATCAGTTGCATTAGCACCTCTAGCATTACCGCCAGCAACTGCAGAATCAGTTTTTTGTGCTTGTAATGCACCTGTACCCAAAGGTGTAAGCACCAAAGGCGTATTTGTTCCACCAGTAGCTTTTACTTGAGGATATGAAGCATCACCAACAATCTGAATAGACGTTGTTGATCCAGTAGCTAAACTTGCAGTACCTGTGGATTCAAGGGTTGTAAATTTACCAGTAGATGCTGTTGTAGCACCCACCGCACCATTGTCCAAAGTAACTGCAGTTAACCCACTAACAGTTGAACCAAGTGCTTGAGAAGTTGCACCAAACGTAATTGTTGAATTACTTAACTTTGCATTTGCAATAGAACCCGCCAACATTGTGTTGGTGACTGTTCCTATGTCAGTTGTATATACGCCATTGGTTACTGTTGCCGCATTACCACCAATAGACAAATTTGCCACTGCGGTTGTTGATGCTACTGTAAACGGTGCAGTGCCTGTTGCTACTGTGGATGTAACTGTTGTAAACCTACCAGTAGATGCGGTAGTTCCACCAATGGCAGGGGGAGATGCCAAATATGTGCTAAATCCTGTACCACTAACAGTAGATGATGCGCTCAATGTGGTAAATGCGCCTGTATTTGCGGCAGTATTACCAATTGTAGGAGGTGAAGATAAATCTAGCGTACCGCCTAAAGTAAGGTTGCCAGATGATGTGACCGTGCCAGTTAAAGTTAATCCACTAACCGTACCAGCACCCGATACGCTTGTAACTGTGCCTGCATTTGGCGTAACCCATGTCGGTGCGCTTGTGGCATTGCTTTGCAATACCTGACCTGCCGACCCAGCTTGACCGTTAAATGCCACCGATCCATTGGTGTTGATGGTCATTGCATCCGTAGTGCTAACAGCACCATTAATAACCATGCTTATCTTTTGGTTATCCCACGACCCTAAAACAAGTGGGCCACCATAAGATTCAACAAAGGTTGCTAATGGTGTAGAAAACCCATTATTGGGAAACCCTGCTGCTGAATAACTGTAATTTGCGTTATTTATTCCAAGCTCGCCATAAGCCGTATGACCGCCATCATTAACCGCATAACTGGCATACGATGTTGCACCTGAATCGGTATTTTGCAAGCTGGTGTAAAGGTATAACGGCTCACTTGCCGTAAACCCTGCAATCACGCCCGAGTCGGTGTGTCCCGTAGCATTGCCTACGTTTAACGATCCAACATTAGTAGTGCCTGATGTGTAAGGTATCAAAACACGATTATTAGCATCCTGATTAACTGACTTTCCCGCAGGATAAGTGACAAAGACATCCTTACTACCCGCCGCAAGATCAAGTATTGAGCCTGTAGATGAAGCAATTACGGTTGTTCTGGCTAAAGTCCCGCCGTAATACGTGCCTATTCCTACTTCCCACTGAGTACCGCCTGAGATCGTGTAATAGGTCGTGTTGTTGTTGCCAATGACGCTAAATGATTGAAACCCTGAGACTGCGCCGCCAAGGGTTATCGTGCCTGTTCCAGTTGAATTGGTGGTTTCTCTAACCCTATCGGCAAGGACTAAGCTCATTGGATTGCCTCTACACCTATTACCATTCCATCAGCTCCTCGCACTACACGCTTGGGCGCACCCATTTTTCTCATTGCCTCGCCAATGTTTTGCATGGTCTGACCGTGCATATTTGCCATCTGGTCGTGCATTTCCACCATCTTATTGACTGCATCCATAATTGGCGCACCCAACTCATTGGTTATTTGCGAAGCCGCTGCTTCAACGACTGGTAAGTCGACACCAGGGTTGCTACCAATTCTTGCAACCATGATCTTAGTAGCTGCATCAAGTTCTGCTTTCCATCGCTCATATTCTTCCCTTCCCGCCATTTCTCTGGCTTTGATTTGCATTTCGTTGTTTTGTTTAGCCGCTTCAAATTCGGCTTTCATTTGCGCCAATTGCATTTCCGCTTGCACTTTAGCCTGTTGCATTTGCATATCAAGCTGTGCTTGTGCCTGCGCCATCTGTGCGTCTGCCTGCATCTTCATCTGCTCGGACTGAGCCTGAGCCTGCATTCTCATTTGCTCTGCCTGTTGGTCGGCTTGCAGTTTCAGCATCTCAGGCGGTGGGCTTGGTGGTTGTTGTTTAGCCGCATCTGCTTTGTCTTGCAAGGCTTTCATTGCCCTTTCAACTGCGCTCTCCAACCCTCTACCAGCCCTAAACCTACGTACAAGGAATAACAGCATCTCAGAGGCCATTGGCAATGTCTCAGGCGCTTGGGCAATCATGGGGATAGCCTCACGCAAGAATAAACCAATAGCTTGGATAGCCTCTTGTGCGCCCTGCTTTTCGGCTTGCTCGTCAATCTGAGCTAGGCTGTCAGCCTCCACCGCAATGTGAAAATCTCTAATTGTGCTGTTGGACAGCATCTGGATCGCCGCTTGCAACATTTGCGGGTCTTGACCATCGGGCGTGTTCATCACCCCAGACATTTTTACAATTAACTCAGGCGGGTAAAACTTACATATAACTTGCGCTTTGAGTTTAAAGATGTCAGTCGCAAATCGAGCAACATCGCCTTGGCTACTCTTTAACCGCAGGCTACCAAAGTTGGCTTTGAGCTGTTGTGCGCCAAGGGTTTCTTGTGCTTTAGACGATCCACGCAGGATGTCCGATATGCCCATGATCTCGTAGATCGACTGCTTAACTTGTTCTCTGGCGGCATACAGCTCTCGCAAAGTCACAATGATCTGCGATGTGTCCATCATGTCGATAGCGCCCTTTAAGCCGCCTTTTTCCGACATTGCCGCCCATCCAGTAACAGGGAATAGCTTGTTGTCCACGCCCTCGCTAAACATCCGAGCCAACTCTTTAAACTCAGCATTAAACACACCGACCGCTTTACAAGCCTTTGTCAACAAGTAAATGCGCTGTGTCAGGTTGTCCAACTCTTGCGCTTGATCTTCGTATTCACAGTAATCAGGCACAGGAATCATCGTTCCCGTGGTGGTGGTTGCCATCAACGGCTTAGGGCATGGAAAGAATTCTTCTAGCTCTAACGGGTCATCACGCTCATCTAACGCTTGCGGATAACCCTTAGCTATCCAACAAACTTTACCTGTACGCTTGTTCCAAATTTCATAGACCATCGCCTTTTTGTCGTAAGTCATCTTGGCGGTCAATGGATTTTTACCGTCCATGTCGGTGTTGGAACTGGTCAGGCTGACGTTCTTGAATACGTCACCAAAACGTTCTACGCCCTCATCCTTGGTCATGTAAACGGCTCGGGCTACCCACCAGACCTCATCCCATGTGCGAGCAGGTGAATGCAAGAAATCAGACCAGTAGACATAATCAATCGGGCTGTGAGCTGCGTCAATGCGCTCTGTCGGGTCTTCCACCACGCCACTGACTTGCGGCTCGGTAGGTTCTTCCATTTCCTTTGCGGTCTCGGTTGCCTCGGGCTGTTCGTTAACAATCACAGGCTCATAGCGTATCCACGCTGTACCCCGACCAGGCAACAACCTGTCTTGCACCGCCCCAGACATGGCAGCGTCAAAGTCATTGAATTGCGTGGTCTCGTATTCCATGACACGCTCAAGCATCGTGGATGCCAATCGACCCACAGGGTCTTGATCCATGTAACGGCGTGAGACCTCGGGCTTGGCTTGTCTGCCATACAAAGCAGGAAACAACACTTGGATGTTTGACCAAAGAATATTGAACTTCATCCTTGGCATCTCAATGGCATCACGCTCATCACGATACCGCTTGATAACCTTTAAGCCACGTTTTTCCCACTTATCAAATATCTTGATAGCGGTCTCAATCTGGTCATGCCAGTACGGGCCTGGGTCTTCTCCCTCGTATGCGCCGTTTTCTTCGTACATGATTAACTACCTGCGGCAAAGAAGAATGTCACATCTAGTGTGCCGCCAACCGTGGCATATAAACTCACGCCCACGTTGGCAGGGAATCGGTGAAAGCCAATAGCTGGTGTGATTGTGCCATTCATAACCTCACCACCTGCGCCGCCGTTGCGTAACACCAATGTGCCTACGGTCGTGCTGTTAACGTAAAAACCAATCAACTGGCAAGGGCCAGTGCTGACTGCGCCTGTGGCGGTGATGTTTTTATATCCACCGACTTCTGCTACTGGCTGGCTCATATGCGTTCCTCTTTATGTTGCATCTCATAATCCCACAGCTCATCAAGTGTGATGGTTTGCAGGGTCTTGCCCTTGGGCGGTGTCTGATCTTTTGCTTCTTGTCTATAAGCTACTGCAAGCATTCTAAACGCATCTGCAGGGTGTGAGCACCAATCGTGGCGTGGAGTTTGTCGAAAAGTTTTTTTATCTTCATCGTATTCCCGCTGATATTGCCTTAACGCTTCCAACCCTTCATCGCATCTAGAGTCAAAATAACAGATTGGCAACACCATCCGCACCGCTTGGATGCCGTCCTGCACACCGATCTCAGGCACTATTGCCAACTTGCTCATGCCACCCAAATGTGCCGCCAACTGCTCAACAATAGACTTTCCACCGCTTGCCAAGGTTTTGGCTCTGGCATCATGCGGCAAATAGTGACGGGTGTATCGGTAACCCTTAGCTATGACCGCATCGCAGATTTCCTCAATGCTTGCGCCGCTGACCGCGTAATAGTCCATTACCCTGATCTCGCCCCTGACCACCTGATAGAACCACACTGCGGTGTCGTCTCGGTAACCCAAATCCCATGCACTAAAAACAGGCGAGTCAGGCTCAAAGGGTAGCTCTCTGATTCTGCCCTCATCTTGCGCTTGGCGCATCTCCTGTCCATAGTAGGCCCCTAAGATACTTGCATCAAAACTGCACTCGTACTCTTGATCGTACTGGTCTTGGCTTAACTGTGACCGAGCCGCTTGCAATTCTAAGTCTGGCAACAGCTTGGACACGGATGCAGGTAAACGTAACAGAAACCAATCAGGCACTACCTGGCTGACCTTGTAGATGTCATGGAACTGGTTTTTGCCCTTTGGCGTACCACCAAACACCGCCCAACCTAATCGGTCTGACAATGTGGGACGTATGACATTACCCCAAACGCTTGGCTTAAAATCACCGTATTCATCAAGATACACGCCGTTAAAACCCAAGCCTCGCATGGCATCTGCATTATCTGAACCAAACAGCATGATCTTTGCGCCGTTTAGCAGCTCCACCATCAGGTCGGATTCGTTGGTGGCTTTAGTTATTGGTGCGGCGTAAAACTTAAGGTAATCCCATGCAACCCGCTTGGCCTGACTGCGGAATGGGGCAATGTAGGCATATTGGGCTGATCTGTTGCCCTCGGTTATAGCTCGCTTGATCAAATCGTTGATTGCCGCTACGGTCTTACCAGCTCTACGGTGTGCGACTAAACAAGACCAGCGCTCCTTGCGCTCATGGAATGGCATGAATGCCGCTCTTGGGTTGTAGGGCAAGATTATTTCACGCCGCCCCATGTCACCACCATTTCTACTGGGCCATCGTCCTTACCAGTAATTTCTGTCCTTGCCAGTTTGGGTACATGGTATTCAACCACTGATTGGAATAGCTCAAAGGCTTTGGCAGGGTTGGGTTTTATGTCATGCTCAGGAACGCCCATAGCAACCTCATCAAGCCATTGTGCAAGTCGGTGGGCATTACCATCCACAAACATCGCAATAGCCTCTCTAGCCTGCGCTGTGACCTTATTAGGCGTACCCACAGACCTACCGCCTGCTTTCTTTCTAGTTTTAACTACTTTAGTTACGTTGTTCATAATAAAGCATTATTTTTTTGCCAATGCTTTTGCCATTGCCATCTTTTTGTCAGCAGCCGCATAGTCTTGGGCAACCTTAACAGGAATGTTGGCTTTCTTTGCAAACTCTGGATTGTGTGCCGCAGCTTGCATGAATCGGGCTTGTTTTGCAGAATGACTAGGCATTGGTTACCTCTTTCATCTTGATTAAGCCGTTCATTAAGCGGCTTTTGGTGTTGAACCATTGCTTACTGTAATCACAATCTTGGTAGTGGTCAAACTCAGGTATGCCCAGCGTGTAGTGGGCTATTCTGGCGTTTTTGTTTTCTTGTTCGCCAACCAGTACGTTCCATTCTTTCGGTAACTCACCGATAAGTGAATCAGGCAACCAACCAAATCGGTGTAGGTCTGATCCGCTATGGTCAGCCACAAAGTCAGGTGTCAGCACCTTGTTTCTTGGGTGGTCGCAATTCCACAAAATTAGGCTTGACCAGTTTTTTCTAGGGTAATCCTTGTTTACCGCTTCCATTGGCGTACCAATATACTTTTTTGGGTGTTTGGTTAAGTAGTCGTGCTTAACAACTTGCACCGCCTTGGTTGGGTCAAATAGTTTGGCAAGATCGTCAATGTTGGACAGCATCAGCATATCGCTTGCGTCTAAGAATATCGCTTTGCCAGTGAACTTGGTGAAATAGGGCACTAAAAACCGCTGATAGGTAAATGCGTTAGTGCCATCTCGCTGTGAGCCGTACAACGGCGTTATGGCAACTGGCTCGCTAGTGCGCTCAATCAAGCTCTGGCAAAACACATGGTAGCCAATCGCTTCCCTTGGGTCGTAGCCAGCAAATATCCTGATCATTTCAACGTTAGCCTATACAAAGTTGAATCAATTAGCGCCGCTATCTCGTCCACAATATTCTGGAGCTGGGTGTCGTCTGGCAATGCCTCACGGTTCTTGTAAACGTATTCCTTTATGCTGGTTAAATACTTAACAGGGTCTTTGGCATTGTGAAAATTCTCAGGAAAATCTTTTATTTTTTCGTAACATCCAGAATAAGCCTCAGCAAAATCATCTGTTAATTCAATAATTTCTTCATAATATTTTCCCAAAGCTTTATGAACAGCATATGAATCGGTGCTTAGGTGCATGAAATGTGTCACCGTTGAGCTGTGAAACAGCGTGGAAATAAAGTCGGCTACGTCTTTTTTCATACTTTTCCTTGTAGTTGTTGGAACTCAATTTGGTTTTCAACAAAGCAAAATGGAAAGCCAGAAAACATTTTGCGTCAACATCCTTGAACGCTGGCTTAACATTCCAACACGGCTGGAGACTGTTGAAGTTGGGTGCTTCTCGAGTTTACCCCAATCTCCATGCGTGTTAGCTCCAAAAAAAGAAGGTCACCGACCCTTTAAAGTAGACAATTGCGTTTCTATTGTAAACGCTGGAATGGGTACGTCAACAGGCCAAGCGCCTAAGATGTACAGTTTTTTTATGGTAGCAATGTGCGCTTTTGACCATTTTTCCATGCGTTCCTCATAACTCAAATTCTTGCCTTGATCGATTTCGTAATGGCATTTAAAGCATAAGGCGGCAATTAAATTATCGTCAGCCTTAATGCCTCTGCCTTTGCCACCGCCCCAATTTGAATGTGCTGCTTGCACCATGTCGCCTGATCCGCATGATTGGCAATCAAGCCCCGCCACCAGTTTTAAAAGTTTTTTTGACCTTACATATTGATGTTTTTGAAACATGGGTATACTTTTCCTTGGTTGCCGTTTTTTGTGCTTGCGGTGATCATTTTGGGTCGGCCTTGTGCCGATCCCCTTTTTTATTCCTCCAAAGCCCGAAACTTAACGCTTTGTTGTGCGCCAAACATAGTAGCCAGCTCAATCAGCTCATTCATCTCTGCCACGGTCATTTTGCTTGTCCTTGCGCCAATCACCACAAACCCGCCCTCGATGCCAGGCACAATCTTTTGTTTTTTTAATGCGGCGGTTAAAACGTCTTTCCATTCTTCTTTGTGTAGCTTTTGACCGTACCAGATTACCTGTTGGGAAATGTCTTCAAGATTAGCCCACATAAGGCGGTTTTGCTCAAGGCTTCTCACTTCAGCACCCCAATCATGCGTAAAGCCGCATCAGGGCTGTCAATCCTTGCCAACGTACCACCAATCCAATTTTCAAAAAAGTCGGCTTGTAGGGCGGTTAAACGCTTTTTAGAAGTGGTTTTGATTTCCACCAGAA